GCATGTATCCGTCGTTTTTCTGCGCTAGAACGTAATTGATATAGTCCGTTTCTTGCTCTGCTGCCGGTACATCATCCTCACTCTGTGGCGAGAATTTTACGTATTCGTCTGTGCTGGTGAACGGTTTTAGCAGCGAAGGAAGCATCCCCTCGATGGCATCCCACACATCAGAGCTGATTACCTGGCTGCGATTTTCTTCCTCATTGCCCATCGGCCTGCCAATAAGCCGGTCGAAGTTACGCTCGCGGTCGGGCTGAAGCTCGTCAGTTTGGTATTGGCGTGCCGAGTCTTCCTCACTTCTTAGATAGGACAGCAGCTCGCTAATATCCTCTTCCGGTGTTTCGGTTTCGTCTTGTTCAATCATTAGATTATGTGTTTACTGCTTAGGTTTAGTGGTTTGCGCTCAACGTCCGCCCGCTGGCTGATTGCCATGTACCTGATACAGTCAGCCGCATGGCTTGTCCAATCGTGCAACGGTCCGAGGCTTATATTCCGTTTGGGGTCGAACTTTTCTTGGTACAGCCTGAGCGCCTCGATAAGTGAGCTAGTCTTTCCTGCATCGAACCAACAGCGCGGCAACATCATGCGCACCGCATCAATTCCGTCTTTTACGCTCATCTGTTTTGCGACCTCGAAGCGTATCCCAAGAGACTCTGCTACTTCCAACCGGCTTTTCCCGGTTCCCAATTCGCGCACTGCGATATCATGCGGTGCGATGTGCCGTCCGTATGTATATGGCCGGTTTCTAAGTTCTCTGACATAGTGATCCAGACCCTGACCGCTAGCCTCGTAGTAGTCGATGATTCGGATTTCTCCGCCACGCGTTTGCTGCCAGAAAACGATACTCGTGCTATCAGCCATACCTAAATCCCACGCGGTATGCACCGGCAGTATTGGCTCCCACGGCACCGAGGTGATTCGGTCGGCGGCATCCTGTAGGTCTTTGGCATAGTAGGCTCCGGTTAGTGCGGCATCGAAACTACACTCCATCTCCTGATCGTACTCGTTGGCTGGCATCATCTTCTTCAATCGCTCAAGCTCAACCTGTGGCAGGATTCCCGTCTCGCTGGCTTTAAGGCTCTGCATAAACCAATTATCAGGGTCTTCAATAGCCATGTTACGCAACTGATAAAGCAGCCCTGCCCGTCCCTTTGGCGTACCCGCCGCATCCAGCCAGCCGCCCCTATCGGCCAGTGCGGGAAGTATCACCTGAGTAAGTGCCACTGGGGGTATATCCTGCGCCTCATCCAGCGCCACACCATCAAAATACAGGCCGCGCATCCGGTCGTAACTCTCTGCGCCGTACAGCCTGATAATCGCACCGGTCGGCAGGGTGATGCTTAATTCGGCCTCGTTCTTAGTCCCGCCATGTGCCAGCAATGGGGCTGTGTAGTGCTTGAGGTATCCCCACGCGATGTCCTTTGCTTGCACATATGTCGGTGCTAGATAGCCATATCGGCCATCCTTCTTGCCGCAAACTGCGTCTTTAATGATCCGATTGAGCCGGGCAACAGTTTTGCCTGCACGCCGATGCGCTATCGTTACGGCGTTGCGCTTGGTGTTGGCATGGTAAGGTTTAAATGCCTCACGCGGTGCGTATGGGATGATTACATTAGCCAATGGGTTTCAGCCCGATTTTCTGCCCGGAAACCCATTGAAATGGTTTTCATGCAAACCTGATAGGTATGCGATTTAGGCACAAAAATCACGGGGTTTAGACAAAATTAAAATTAGCCGGAAAAATATCACTGTTTTACGCTATCCAGCCAGCCTACAAGTATCGGACCTCCACCCTCGCCCACAACTTGCAGCGGGAGCAGCTTGGGGTAAATAGTCCCCCAGAACACGCGCTCATTCGCCGGGTCTTCCTTCGCCCAGCTTATAAGCCTGTTAGTGCCGCCAAGACCTTCAGCAGCCGCTGCAATCGCATCCTTTACGGCAATCGTCTGCTTATTCGGCACACCTTTAGGCCGACCAGGACCAGCGCCCATAGCAGCAGCGCCGGTAGGTTTGCGTTTCGTTTTTGTTACCACATCCATATCAGCACTTCTTGCCCTTGCCCTTCATAGGCACAGGCTTTTTGGTTGGGGCTTTCATTGGGGTTTTGGTCTTTGCCATTTCATTTCCTTTCAGGGTTTAGGATTAAATAAATTTATATTAGTATTAGTATTCTCTTGTTGCATAACTTCCGCACATAAATTATATTACGGTCATCGGGTAGCAATTATGCCGCTCGACACTTTAAGGAGCACACCATGACTATCTACATTCAAAAATCAGTAAACGCAAACGGCCTGAAACAGATTCAGCAATTTCTGGCCGAACATCACAAAAAGGGCGGCGAACACTTCGATGACGAAATGATCCGCGCTTGGGCTGCTGATGCTGAATTTCAGCTCGGCGAAGGAAACCAGGCAAGCATCGAAATTCGATCATTCGATTCTGTTTCAGGCCGCACCGAAGAGTTCACCATCAGTGATGACGGCTTGGACTGCGAAGAAATCGAAGTTTAATTTTAAGGAGCAAACACCATGACTACCTACGCCGCAACCAACACGCAAGCCCTTGAGGCCATCCGTCTAGCTCACGAACTCCGGGGCGCTCACCCCGACGATGTGACCAAAGCCGTTAACGCTAGCAAATGCCCGCGCGGCTTGTTTGTACTTGCCTCAGTCCTAGCCGCTGCCACCGCACCCGGCTCGATCAGCGACCTATCAACATTTAACTAAGGGGATTCAAATGTCCGCATACATGGTCTCAGACCTTCACTTAAACGCTATCGTCACCTACGCATCCAATAACCGCGTGTCGCTGGTAATCAATAATAAATTGGTTGATGTTCGATACAACGAGCAGCACATTATCGGTATATTAGAAACAGCTAACAAAGAATCGTTGCACGTCAGGTATGGCGATGACGACGTGACCACTGGCATTAAGTACAAAATTACCGACAAATACCAGTCGCCTATGCAGATAATTAAACTCTGCAACTGCTTTAATTACCAAGCCGGCGAGGTTGACAGCTATGAGCATACGCCAGCCTCCGCAATAATCGACGCAATCATCCACGCCGCCATCCATAACCTGCCTGGTTATGGTGATTTAGAGTGGTCGGTCTAATGAGCCGCCCGAGGTCTCGGAACCTCACCCTTGCACTCGCCGCCTTGGCATCCGGCGAGGTTGCAAACGCATCCCAAGCCGCGAAACTGTATGGCGTGCAACGATCCAGCATCAGCCGGGCGCTGCGTTGTACAGTATGCCCTCACTGTGATGGCACTGGTCTAGCGTCAAACGTGAAAAAACCGGCAGATTAGGCCGGTTGTGGTCTGGGTGTTACGTTTCTTTCGGGTGCAGTGCCCCAGACCCCAACTTTACAGCATGTTTTTCGTTTGTCAAGCACTTTTCGACAACATTTTTAATAATTCTACTTCGGCCATTTCGAGCGAGTGTTCCATCACATGATCCCCCATCCTTCGCCATCTCATTACGCATGGTGCGCCGCCGTGGGTAAGCGCAAGCGCATATTGCTGTAAATGGCTAAGTTCCCGGATGTGTAGGTGCATATCTTCGGCATCTGTTACATTTGGCGTTATGCGGATTTCGCGCAGCTCAGGCTCGTCTGTCGCAGTGATGATAGTCTGTTCGTCGAACACTTCCCCAGCCTCTGGGATGTATTTGGATTCAATCGAGATACACCGTTCGCCCCTTGGTGCAACGTCGGCCTCGTAATTGAGCCAGCATCCCCAATTTTTCAGCCGTGTGCGAAGTTTTCCTACGCTATCCATTTTTCCCCTTCTCTGCTGCATAACTAGCGTTAGCCCGCATTAAAAGACGCGCACACCACACCCAGCGGCAATCCTGGTGCAGCGTCGCCAATCAACTGCACCTCCACCTTGTCGGAGGCCGAACACCAAGATGAATACTGGCGCCCAAAGTCGGAGGTATCGCCGTTGTTGCCGCCGGGACCCATTAGGCACGCGGCGGATTCGTCGGGAGCACACACAACGGCGCTGTCGTAGGTGTCGTAATCGTCATTCTCTGTCTGTGAAATCAGAAACAGCTTCATATTCTCTCCAAAAAATGTGGGATAACCCTACGTTCGAGCGGGACGCTAGTAATGCTTCGCGCCCCTAAACTACACGTTATGCGTCATCAGCACCATATCGAGCGCATCGCGCGTATTGGTGACAGCCAGCCGCAACCGCTTGTTCTCGTCGGTCAGCCGCCGCCATTCGCGCTTCAGTACAGCATTCTCCGTCGGGCAACCATCGGCCTCTTCGCAAACATAGTCGCCACTTTCAGTTTCGTTCGTCATTTCCATTCCTCTCGTTATCAGTGGTATTCATATCCTTGCTAGCGGAACTAAAAGATTTACTGCCCACGCCAGTAGCGCGATGGTCAGTACTCCTGACGAGTACGCTGCTACTACCCGCCTTCCTTGCGCCACGTTTTCTCCAGCCCCTTTTAGCGCCCAAAGCAACAGAGGCAGAGATAGTCCTAGCGCAAATCCTAATGCCAGCACTGATAATCCTATTCGGTTCATTGTTCACCCT